GTGCCTTGAGAGGTACTGAAACGTAAATACCAAAAACTCCTGATAAGAAGTCACTTGCTTTAAAATAATCGTCTGTTGGGTCATCTTTAAGAGGATCATTTCTCCATACTCTTCGCCATGGTTGAACAGCAATGTATGGACAGTCTAATTCGATTAGATTTCTGCCATTTCTGATAGTATAAGAAATAGCATATTGCGATAAAGCTGCTTTGTAGCCTGTTGAAGCTACTGTCTGATTAGGTTGATATGTCATATCTACTCTACCTTCTTGCCAATTAGAGCAAACGAACTCAAGTGTGAACTTGATTCCGCCTCTCCAAAAGTCAAAAACTTGAGCAATAGAAGCAAGAAGTGGAAATATTGCATGTCCACCTGCTGGTATAGTTGGTGTATTATGCGTTGGTGAAACTATAAAAGATCCTAATAAAGTACCTTCAGTTTGGGATGTTTTCCAATTAATGGTAGTTAATAAGCATTTCTTTTTGATTAAGTTCTTAATCAACATTTCATCTACTCTACAACTTGTATGTTCTGCGTCTACTAGTTGCATTGCTGCTGGATCTAGTACGCCTAAGTTGTCTATATTCATTTCTGCTCCTCGTGAATGTCCGTGAAATTGTCCGTTGCGTATAAATACTGGTTTAACATTATCTGTCATTGCTGGTTTGTCCAAAAGACCTGCAAATGCATCAATCATTGTTTCGATTGGCATAATGCTCTTTTGAATAGTGTCTATTGTGTCGTCTATTATTTCTGTCGCTGATTGTGCTTTTATCATTGTCGGGTTAAAATCGTTAAGTTTTTCTGGTTGTACCATATTTTTAATCGATTTTTCCTGGATTCGAATTGGTGCCAATAAGGAATCATTTTGTGTATGATGAAAATTATCTTCATCGACTATATAGCCGAGTTCCATGAATTGTTCATGTAATGTTCCATATGACAATAATTCTACCGATGGTTTGACTTCGTGTAAAATCGCCTTTGTCTTATTGAATTGTTCTCGTCCATAAAAATATTGAAATCTCAATATAGTGTTTGCGTTAACTTCGAATGCTATTTCTG